CGACTTGGTGGACTTCGCGCGCGAGCGGATGGGGCGCCACGCGTGCGAACCTGACGTGTCCGCCATAATCGTCGTGCGTCAGTCAGGACAGATCCACACATGGACCAACGTGGACAACGCCGAAGACGTGCAGTGGCTGCAGGAGCGCCTGACGGCCGCCGAAGAGCTGATCACGAGAGACGTCGCAGATGAGTAGGGACAGGAAAACCGACTTCCACGTCGTTCCCGGCAGCGACACCAAGGAGCACGAGATATCCCGCAACTGCTGGTGCAAACCGGTGCGTGACGAGGAGGTCCTCGACTTGTTTGTGCACAACGCCTTGGACGGGCGTGATCGGGACTGCCACTGATGTCTGACGTTGGGTTCTCCGAAGCCGAGCTGCGCACCTTGCTGGCAAACATCGACCAGCTGACGCACGACGAGGCGGCGGAGGTGGAGGCCATGGTCTCCGACCTGCAGGATCGCTCGGCCCGGCAAGCGGCCTACGACGACTTGATCGCGTTCTGCAAATATATGCAGCCTGACTATAAGGTGGGACGACACCACCGCATCCTCGCTGACCAGCTTATGGCACTGGATAACGGCGCCAAGGACCGGGTGGCAGTGAACATGCCTCCTCGCCACGGCAAACTTGTAGCAGACAGCACGCCCGTCCTTACACCAGCCGGATGGAGAACTCACGGGGAGCTTCAGGTAGGGGACTATGTGTTTCACCCGTCGGGCGAACCTGTCGAGGTGCTTGCAGTGTCCGACACCGCTCCTGCGGACTACGAGGTGGAGTTCACCAACGGGGATACCATACGCTGCCATGGGGCCCATGAGTGGACTGTGTACAGTCGCCCGAAAAGGGTGTGGGAAACACAGGAGACCCAATGGTTCCTAGAGCCAAGCAGGGTCGGGCCCACAGCTGGCCAGCCACGTAACCTCACCAACGGCAATCGGTTCCAATACCAGCTACCTGAAATCACGCCTCTGGAGTTTCCCGTGGCAGAGCTGCCTCTGGACCCATACTTTTTGGGGGTTTGGTTAGGGGACGGCCGGGCGACGCACCCTGACTTCGTATATCACCCGGACTACCCGCAGCCTAGAGCAGAGCTGCAGCGCCGAGGGTTTCGCGTAACTTGGGAGGCTGTGCACAAGGATACCGGGGTCATATCAGCAGGGTTTTGCTACCAAGGGATAAAACAGACTCTCCGGCACGTGGGGGTGTTGGGGAACAAGCACATACCCGACATCTACATAAGGGCATCTCTGGAGCAGAGGCTCGATCTCTTGGCGGGGCTCATCGACACTGACGGGCACGTCGAGCGCAGCACCGGGCGCGTGCGGATCGCCACGTGTTCTGCCCCGTTGAAGGACTCCCTGCTGGAGATGCTGACAGGGCTTGGGCAGGCGCCCTATATGTATGAGCAACCGCCAACGACATCGACGAGCGGGATCGTGGGCAGGCAAGTCGTGTATTATGTGGGTTTCCAGCCCACCATTGATATACCGGTGCACATCCCCCACAAACATATAAAACGGTTGGCCCCGCAGCGCAGGAAGGCAATCGCAGCTATCCGGCTGAACCCCAACGGGGAGGTGGGGCACTGCATTCAGGTAGACAGCCCGGACGGGCTGTATCTGGTAGGCCGGAATCTGACACCCACGCACAACTCGCAGCTTGTCTCCATATACTACCCCGCGTGGTACATTGGGCGTAACCCCGGCAAGAAGGTCATGATGGTGTCCCACACCACCGATCTGGCGGTGGACTTCGGCCGCAAGGTGCGGAACCTGATGAATGACACGCGGTATCAGGAGATATTCGCAGGGATCACCCTCGCACAGGACTCCAAGTCGGCTGGCCGGTGGAGCACGAACCACGGGTCCGAGTATTACGCCACCGGTGTGGGCTCAAGTCTGGCCGGGCGCGGTGCGGACATGCTGATCATCGACGACCCACACTCCGAGCAGGACGTGCTGGCGGGCAATTTCGAGGTGTTCGACAAGGCATATCAATGGTTCACCTTCGGCGCGCGGACACGCCTCATGCCCGGGGGCTGCGTGGCGTTGGTCCAGTGCATGACAGGCGACACCCCGGTCCTCATGCAGGACGGGCGCGGGAAGCCCCTGCGGGATATCCGCGTCGGAGACGTCGTTGCGACATATGACGACGGGCGCCTAGACTATGAGAAGGTGGTGAACCATCAGTCAAATGGTATAGATTGCATATATGCAATCAAGATGACTTCTGGTATTGTTGTGAGGGCGAACGAACGACATCCGTTCTTGGTCCGCACACAAACGGGAGAGACTGCATGGGTACGCCTGAAAGACTTGAGGACGGGGGATTTCGTTGTATCGCTGAAGGATGCGACCGCCCATCTAGCGCGACAACCAAGCGGAGCAAGTGAGGGGCTCACAAATCCTTCGACTGCTACCACCGGAAGAACCCCGACGCGCCCCGGCGCGGTGTGGGTCACTGGGGGAAGCACGTGGGCCAGAGCTGCTCTATCGAAGGCTGTGATGCCCCTGCGAAAGCTAAAGGGTTTTGCAGAAGCCACTATAACAAAAGCCTGTGGGCATCTGGAAAGAGGAGTCAGAGCCCCGAAGACAGACGCAGGATACATCTTAAACACCGGTACGGGCTTAGTATGGAGGAGCACGACAGGATGCTGGTCGCCCAAGAGGGCAAGTGTGCTATCTGCAAGCAACCCCCCAGCAAGCACAACACCCGGGCGCACTGGAACAACAAACTGTGCGTCGATCACTGTCACGAGGGAGGGTATGTCAGAGCCCTGCTCTGCAACGACTGCAACCTTGCCGCCGGATACGCAAAAACTGCAGAGACCGCCCTTGCGGTTGCCGAGTACCTGCGACTTCACCGAAGACCAGATTGAGTCGATCACCCCTGCAGGGCGGGAAGAAGTGTTCGATGTCCAGATAAACCGCACGGAGAACTTCATAGCGAACGGGCTGGTGAGCCATAACACTCGCTGGCATGTCCTGGACCTTACGGGGCGAGTCGTGCAGGACATGACCCAGAACGACAACGCCGATCAGTACGAGGTGGTCGAGTTTCCAGCCATCATGGAGATCAAGCAGCCTGATGGGACGATCAAGGAGAAGGCGTTGTGGCCCGCGTTCTTCGATCTGGCAGCCTTGCACCGCACGCAGGCCTCGATGCCCACGTTCCAGTGGAACGCCCAGTACCAGCAGGACCCCACGGCGGAAGGTTCAGCGCTCATCAAACGAGAATGGTGGCGGATATGGACGGGAACCGAGCCACCAGAGGTGGATTACATCATCATGGCACTTGATGCTGCTGCGGAGCAGAAAGAACAGGCCGACTATACCGCGATCACCACGTGGGGCGTGTTTTTTCATGAGGAAGAGCGCACGAACAACCTGATCCTGCTGGACGCGGTGCGGCGCCGGGTCGAATACCCTGAACTGAGGGCGCTGGCCACGGAGCTGTACCAGAAGTGGGAGCCGGATGCGTTCATCGTGGAGAAAAAGAGCTCCGGGGTGGCACTGTTTCAAGAATTGCGGCGCACAGGCATGATGCTGCAGGAGTTTACCCCCCACCGTGGGTCGGGTAACAAGTTCGCGCGCATGCAGGCCGTGGCAGATATCGTGCTGGCAGGCATCGTCTGGGTGCCGACGACCCGTTGGGCCGAGGAGCTGGTGGAGGAGATCGCGAGTTTCCCGGTCGGCGCCCACGATGACCTCGCGGATACCGCAGTGATGGCCCTGACGAGGTTCCGACAGGGCGGGTTTATCCGCCTGCCCACAGACGAGGATGAGGACGAGACCGAATATGTCCCGAAACGTGCAGCCTACTACTGAGATGCAGGCGAGATACACAGAGTTGTGGAAGCGGCGGCGCAGGCTCCTCCAGAGCGGGGCGCACACTGCGCATCGCAAGCTCCCGCACTTCGTGAAAACCGAGATCGACATGCTCAACGCCAGCATCAGGAACCTTGAGCGGACATACGCCTTCATTAGCCCTGAAGAGGGCTCCAGCAAGTGACTTCCGCTCAAGGCCACTTTGCTGTTATAGTGCGGCCAACATACATGCTGACGAGGTAAGCCATGGAGTTTTCAACAGGCGGGGGGATGGCGCCCCCACCGGGTATGCCGCAAGGCATGGCGCCCCCACCGGGTATGCCGCAAGGCATGGCGCCCCCACCGGGTATGCCGCAAGGCATGGCGCCCCAGCAGGCCATGCCACAAGCCATGCCACAGGGGCTGGCGCAGCTACTTCCCAGCGCCCAGCAGTTATACGGGTCACAACTCTTGAACAGGGTGCGGCCGTCCCAAGAGATGATGGCAGCGCCGCAGGCTCCACCTACAGGCATGCAGATCAACATCAACACCCCGAACTTCGACGCACTGGCCGCGGCGCAGGCCGCCACGCGGGAGCGAGCCCAGATGGCGCTCGGAGGAGGTATGGGCATACCCGGTGCCGGTAAAGGCAGGGGGCTGTCAGGTAAGGGTACCGGGATTTCAGGGCTTGCCGAGCAGCGCATGTCCGGCGAAGATCGCGGGTTTTACGACGGAGGACCGGGCAGGTTCTTCGGGCAGCAGCAGAGGTAATAAACATGGCGATTGAGAAGCCGATGCAGCCGTCAGACTTTCTGGCTCAGGAAGACCTGCCTGACATGGAGATCGAACTCCTTGACCCGGAGTCTATCACCATTGAAGGCGAGGATGGCAGCGTCACGGTAGAGTTCGGCGATGAGACGGATACCCCTCCTGAAAGCATGGAGCACGACGCCAACCTCGCGGAGTTCGTCGACGAGGAGGCTCTTGCAGAGCTCGCCTCGGATCTCATCACCGGGTTCGAGATGGACCGCCGCAGCCGCGCGGACTGGGCAGAGTCATACATCAAGGGGCTGGAGCTGCTCGGGATGAAGATCGAGGACCGCATGGAGCCGTGGGACGGCGCATCCGGCGTGTTCCACCCCATGCTGGCCGAGGCTGTCGTGCGGTTCCAAGCGCAGGCCATGGGCGAGATGATGCCCTCCGGGGGCCCGGCCAAGACCAAGATTATGGGTAAATCCACCCGGGAGAAGGTCGAGCAGGCCAAGCGGGTCGAGCAGGAGCTGAACTACCAGATCACCGAGCGCATGCCGGGGTATCGCGAAGAGACCGAGAGCATGCTGTTCAAGCTCCCTCTGGCGGGTTCCGCGTTCAAGAAGGTCTATTACGATCCGTCCATGAAGCGGCCGCGGTCGGTGTTTGTGCAGGCCGAGGACTTCGTCGTGTCCTACGGCGCCGCCGGGCTGGAGGACTGCCCCCGCTACACCCACGTGATGAAACGGACATCCAACGAGGTGCGCAAGCTGCAGGTGGCAGGGCTCTACTTGGACGAGGCCCTCGACAGCCCCGTGCGGGAGACCACCGACATCGAGGAGGCCTACGCCAAGATCACCGGCGTGGATATCCCGACCGAGGACGAAGAGCGGCACACTCTGCTTGAGATGCACGTCGACATCTCGCTCCCTGAGCCGCTTGACGACCCGGAGGAGATCGACCGGCCCTACGTCGTCACCATCGACCTCACCTCAAGGAAGGTGCTGGCCATCTACCGTAACTGGTACGAAGAAGACGAGACCAAGACCAAGCGGTTGCACTTCGCCCACTACCCCTACCTCCCGGGGATGGGGTTCTATGGCACGGGTCTCACGCACCTTGTGGGCGGCCTCACGAAATCCGCCACATCCATTCTCCGCCAGCTGATCGACGCGGGTACGCTGTCAAACCTGCCCGCCGGTCTGAAGTCGCGATCCTTGCGCATCAAGGGGGACAACAGCCCCCTGAAGCCGGGCGAGTGGCGTGACGTGGACATCGTGGGCGGATCGCTCCGCGACTCCCTGTTCCCGATGCCTTACAAGGAACCAAGCGTGGTCTTGTACCAGCTGCTGGGCAACGTGGTGCAGGAAGGCCGCCGGATCAGCTCCATGGCGGACCTGCAGGTCAGCGATATGAGCGCACAGGCCCCGGTCGGGACCACACTGGCGCTCCTCGAGCGCAACATGAAGGTGATGTCGGGCATCCAACACCGCCTGCACGCCGCTATGAAGCAGGAGCTGCGGCTGCTCGCCCGGGTGATCGGCGATTTCATGTCTGGCCAATACGACTACTTTGACGACGAGGACTTCGACCGGTCGAAGGACTTTGGCTCGGGAGTGGACATCATCCCGGTGTCGGACCCCAACGCGGCAACCACCGCACAGCGCATCATGCAGTATCAGGCAGCTCTCCAGCTCTCGACGCAGGCCCCGCAGCTGTACGACATGGGACTGCTGCACCGGCAGATGCTGGAGGTGCTGGGTATCCAAGACGCCTCGGAGATCATCAAGCTGCCAAGTGAGCTGAAGCCGAAAGACCCGGTGGCGGAGAACGTGGCCGTCCTCAAGCAGGAGCCGGTCAAGGCGTTCCTGTATCAGGATCACGAGGCGCACATCGCAGTGCACATGGCTGCCGCGCAGGACCCCAAGCTGGCACAGATCGTCGGCCAGTCCCCGTTCGCCGGGGCAATCAAGAGTGCTCTGGCTGCGCATATCACCGAGCACGTGGCGCTGGGATACCGCAAGGCGTTGGAAGCCCAGCTGGGTGTGCCCCTGCCAGCCGAGGACGAGCCCCTGCCCGAGGACGTCGAGGTGGAGCTGTCAAGGCTCGTGGCTGCGGCGGCGGGCAAGCTCTTGCAGGAAAATCAGGCCGAGGCTGCACAGCAGCAGGCCGAGCAGGTGGCCAAGGACCCGCTCACGCAGATCCAGCTGAAGGAGCTGGAGCTCGAAGAGATGAAGATCAGGCTCGATGCGGAGATCAAGACCAAGCGTCTCGAGCTCGACGCGATGAAGGCCGCCGACGGCTCGGCTGTCCAGCGGGAACGGATCGCGGCCGAGGACAAGCGCGAGGGCGCCCGGCTCGGGGTGCGGGTCGCAGAGGACGCGACCAACGCGACACGGGAAGACAAGGCCAAGGGGCTCGCCATGGGCATCGACATCGCCAAGGAGTTGGCACGTAAGGGAGGAAAAGCATGACAGGTCGTATTGCCGCGTGGGTGTTCGATAACATCCCTCTGCCCGGGTGGGCGGCGCCATGGGTGTTTGGGCTGATCATTGGCCGGTGGCCGCACAAGGTGAAGGAAAAACCATGAAATACCGCAAGAAGCCTGTCGTCATCGAAGCAATGCAATTCCTCTATTTGGGCGACATGTCAGCGTTGCACGAGTTTTGCCCTGTGCTGAGAAACATTCGCAAAGCGCGGCACCCCGGCGCAAAGGCTGAGGCCGATATCGTCACGATGGAAGATGGCACGGATGGGCGCGCAAAACACGTTGCCACCGAGGGCGACTGGATCATCAAGGGCATTCAGGGTGAGTTCTATGCCTGCAAGCCCGACATCTTCGCTGCGACCTACGAGGCCGTTTGATGGAAATCATTGAACGCCTCCGTCACATACTCACCCTGCAGCGCAACGACCTCGCGGACTATCTGGCTACGGGGGGTGCCGTCGATTACGTGGCCTACGCCAAGACAGTGGGGGCTATCGGGGCCTTGGATATGGTGCTGGCGGAGATCGCCGACATCGAAAAGAAGCAACTTGAAGAATAAACTGCTTCTCGCTATTATATGACCCCATACCGTGGGACAAACTCACGCTAGGTAACGGCGTACCTTAAACGCTGCGGAGAGACCATGCTTACGCCATCCGATCCAAAAGTCGACGCGGAGTTGCGCGCAAAACTTCCCGTCCCCAAGGGCTACAAGCTCTTGATCGCCGTCCCCCAAATGAACAAGACGACTGAAGGGGGGGTACACCTCCCTGATGAGCGTCGTGAGGCCGAAGAGACCGCCTCCGTCATCGGGTACGTCCTTGCGCTGGGCGACGACGCCTACGCAGACCAGACGAAATTTCCCGGCGGGCCTTGGTGCAAAGCGGAGGACTTCATCATCTTCCGTTCGTATTCCGGCACCCGCTTCAAGGTACACGGGAAAGAGTTCCGCATCATCAA